ACCACCGGATTCAATGAGTTCTTTAACAAATGGTATTTTGTAAATGGCTCCCATTGCTACTACGATGCCTGTTAAAGCTACTAATGCAGCAGCTAATATTGGAGCTCCTGCTATAACAGCCGCACCAAGTGCTGCCGCAGCAGCGAGTTCTATAAGAACTAATCCAATTGCAACTACTGCTTTAAGCAATGCGTTTCCAGCAGCTTCTATGGCTGTATAATCACCCGCAGTTATAATCTTCTCAAGGGCGAGTGCAACAATATAAAGTGCCCCACATGCTGCCGCAAATGTTACAAGCGCGGCAATTGGTATCTTCTTAACCGCTAACGACATAAAAGTCATAACAACGGCTATTGCTGAAGCGCATAATGTTAATCCAGCGGCAGCGGCCATAATGGCTCGCCAATCCTGGGATGCTTCGAGAACTTTACTCATGGCTACGGCCACTAAATATAATGTAGAAAGTCCTAAAGCAAATTTGCCAATCTGTTCCCACTGAATGTTAAGCTGATTAAACATAGCGAATACAAGAGTGTATGCGCCTATACACATGTTAATTCCAGCGGCGGCAGCAAGTAAACTCTTCCAATCGTATTCGGCAATATGACCAATGGCTAATGCTACCAAATATAACGCACCTAAACCGACAGCAAATTGTCCAATTTGTTGCCAATCTATATGCATATGCGATACAATTCCTGTAAGTATTAATGAAACTGCTGCCATGCAAACGCCCATTGAAACGGCTGCTGCTAATAAACTAGCCCAATTATAATCAGCAAGATGACCAAGCGCTAACGCAACAGTAGCCATCATAGCACAAGAAGCAAGCATAGCCGTCCAAGCACTAGGATCTATCTTAATACCCGAAACAAGCTTGATTACCCCAATTAAAACGGCCATTCCGGCGATAATTGAAAGGATTGATTTTATTGCGTCCCCAATACTAAGGGTGCTTAATAAGAGCATCGCAACTACGATCGTTGCAAGCATGCCTATTACAGACAATACCGGAACAAGAACCTTCTTAAAGTTCTGAATCGATGGAAGCTTAGATAACTTCTCGGTCATCTTCTCCATAAATGCCAGTAAAGCCATTATAGTAATGCCGGATTTTAAAATATCACCCAAAGACATCGTTGCTACAACTTTAAGAGCAAGTATTACAGATCCAAGTAATGCTATAGCTGCTGCAACTGGCACTATAATCTTCTTAAAGTTCTTAGTATTTGGTAAATTGGCTAATGATTTAGCAATAAACGTCATCAACAATAATAATGCGGTTACTGTAATAGCACCTTTGGCTAAATCACCGAGCGACATAGCGCCCAACAGTTTAATACAATATGTCATTACGAGAATTGCACCGGCCATTGCTGCAAATAGGGCAGCCATTTTACCAGGTTGTGTTTGACCAGCAAATCTAGTAAGAATCATTACTCCAGTTAGTATAGCAATCATTCCTGCAACCGCTATACCACCTTTTACTAATACGTCATTGTCCATATTACCAATAACATATATACAAACGATAAGCGCAGAAATAGCTCCAGCTAAAGCTGCAAACATTGCTGCAATCTTTCCAGGTTGAGCTTTTTCTGTTAACTTAGATAAGGCCATAATTCCTGCTATCATAAGTAAGAATTTGGTAACTACGCTCATTCCTCGATCTAAAGCTGTTGGATCCATCTGACCGGCAAGCCATGCAACCGAAATCATTTGCGTAATAACTAAAGCAAGCATTCCTATTGCTGCAGCAAATGAAATCATCTTCGCCGCACCAGTGAATTTAGAAAGAACCATCAACAAAGCAACCATACCCATAAATATAACAATGGTCTTAACGCCTTGTGAAAGAACATTTGGATCCATCTGGCCAGCTAATTTAGCAACTTTAACCATTAAATACACGGCTGCTACTACACCGACCATACCAATTGCAAAATTCTTAAATCCTTCAGTAATTTTCTTAATAACGACCGAAGCAAGTGCTGCTAAACCACCTAATATTAATAGCTCATACTTATAATCTGCTACAAATTTTGTAAGTGGTGAGAAATCAATCTGAGCAGCTTCTGCTATTAAATCTTTAACAACTGGAAGAACCAACTTAATAGCTAATGCTACTAAAAGAACACCTAAACCAGACGTTAATTTAACACTACCCATCGCGACGGCAAGCAATGCCATTCCGCCCATGATAGCAATAAGTACTGGTATAGATGAATTAATATCGGTAAGGCTCGATCCTGAGATCTCCGCCATAGCACTAACAACTTGTTTAATAGCGATGGCAAAGAATATAAGACCGAACGCACCTTTTGTAAGTTTTGGAGCAATCTTGGACATTAGACCTGCTGATACGCCAAGCGCTACTGCCATTACACCAATTGCGGCAGCCTTAACGATGATGCCATCGGTATTAACACTATCTAATGCTTTCAATGCCCCAACTAAAATCAACAATGAAGCGGCAATAGATATCATAGTAAATGCCAAATTCATCATTTGTCTAGTTATGCCAGCCTTCTTCATAGCTTTTGATAAGGCAAACATTACGCCAGTTAAAATTACTAAACCACCAGCTAATACTCCAAGACTTATAAGTGCTTTATCTACATTCGGTGTAGACGCAAGAATAACAAGTGCTGCAGTTAATGCTAAAACAGCATATGCAAACTCATGAAGCACCTTAGAAAATCTCTGTATAAATGTTGGCCTTAATCGCCACTTGAATGCTTCTATTATGTTGCCAGTCTCATTTGCCATTTTACCAAGGCCATATGCTAGAAAAGAAACACCGCCGATAAGTCTAACAATCTGCACCGCCAGTGCGATCATAACACCAACAAATGCTGCGGTTGCTATCTTACCAATAGTCAAATCTTTAGTATACTCTCGGATTTTACTAGCCACAAAACTGAAGCCTTTTCCAATTGTTGTAAATATCGGTCCGAATGCTTCCTTCAGGAAATCATAGAAACTATGCATTACAGTTCCCATGTTTTGGAATGCTCTGGAAAGGGCTCCAAACAATCCTCCCGATTCCTGAATATAATTCATAAGATTGTAAAGTGCATTAAATACAGCGCCTATTACAATCCGAACCGCCTGAATCGGAATGGTAAGAAACTTAAATATCCCGCTAGTTTTATCCAGTTCGATGTTAAAGGTTTTAAGGAAATCTGCTCCACCAAAGAAGACACTTGCCAGTTTATTGATTCCATCAGCGACGGCATCTATAACTGAAAGCACCAAACTTATGGCTACAACAATACCTTCCATAATCAAACCGATAACATCACCAGCAGATTCAATCGGTGGTAATACTATACCAAATATAGAAAGTATTCCATTCGCTACAGTGCTGAATGTGTTCCATATTAATTTAGCAACGCTTCCGACCAAATTAATAACCGAACTAAATACTTTTGCAATTACTCCCCCAACAGCCTCAAATATGTTAAAGTAAGATAACGTGTATTCTATTGCAACCTTAACAACTTTTATATAATAAGCAACATCGCTTAAGATGTCACCAACTGTTCCAAAAGCAGAGGCTAAAACTTCTCCAACAGGAGAAAGCGCCTTAATGAAGTCAAATATAAGTCCACTAACCATGTGAACGATTTCACCAACGGATCGAATAACAGCAAATACACCTCTAAATCCTTTACGAAGATTATTAGCAACTGTTTCACTTGCCATTAATGTCTTCGTAAATCTCTCAAATCTATAGGCTGCTTTTCTTATGTTATCGATTGTTGTTGGCGGGAAAATATCAAGAAAGGCTTCAGCAACTGGTCGTATAAAACTCAATAAAGCTTTAAATACATTGCCGATTCCCTTCAAAAAGTAGTATGCTGGACCACCTCTACGAAGCAATTTCTCCATACTAGTGGCTAGCATGTTCAAACCTTTAGCAAATCCAAATATGAATTTTGTAGCTCTCTCGCCTTTTATGGCATCAACAAACACATTTCTAAACATTTGCATTAAATGCGTTATTGCATAAATCGCTGTTCCCGGTTGATTAGCTTTTCCGATCAAATCGTTGAATAAGTTTATTCTAACTCTCAATTCGTTGAAAATATCACGTAAATGCTCCAACCCAGGTGTCGCAATCTTTTCACCTATTCTGGAAAGAGCCGCTTTCATATTAGATAGGGCGCCAGAAAATGTCTTATTAGCCTCGGCAGCATGATCGCCGAAAGCCTCCATCATAGCATTACTAAACTGAGCAAAACTAATTTCGCCCTTGGTAACCATCTCGTTAATCTCTGCCTCGCTCTTACCAAGCGACTTTGCCAATGCTGCAGATGCGTTCAAACCAGATGCAGAAAGCTGTCTCAACTGCATGGTCATCAGCCTACCATTACTTGCAACTGTTGTAAAGATGTCCGAAATGTCACTATACTCGCGACCAGTCATCGCAGCAACGCCAGCAATAGCCTTCAATGGGCCAAGAAGTTCTTCAGTCTTTACACCTGATGCAACAAGTGAAGATGCAGCAACTGCTGCGGCATCCAATCCATATGCAGTTCCATCGACCGCTTTCTGAACGGGGCCTTCTTTACCCATGATTTCTGCTACTTTATCGGCATTCTTAAGAATACCTTCCAACTGGAAATTGGCATGCTCGAGATTCATTGCTCGGCTTAAACCGCCAGACTTAATCTGAGCAACGGCTGCTGTAAATGGTTTAGTAACATCCTGAACAATCGTTTTTCCAAGATCCATAGCAGCATTTGTTACTCTCTGAATAGCTGCTGCGCCAGCAATACCAAATGTGGAAAGACGTTTCTCCATATTATCGAGCTGACCAGAAACTTTAGAAAAGTCTAATTGCTTAGCTTCTTCTCCGAGTTTCTCAAGTCCTTTACCTGCATTGTCGAAATGTAATGCTCTCTTAAGCTTATCGAGAGTGCCCAAAGTCTGTTGAGCATTACTCTCAAATTCTTTATTGTCAAATCGCATTTGAACAACTTGTTCATCAATACTCGACATTATTCAGACACCTCCTCCATAGCTTTTTTCTTAATTTTCTCAAAAATTGGAGCAAGCGCAGGATTTATGTAATTTATTCCGGCTACATAACCTCCATTTCGCTTACCATGTCCTCTTTGTAAAATAAGGGCAATATTAACACCTTCATGAACGTTGGTGTTGTTCCATCGAAGTATGTATCCTCGATTGTCTTCTTGAATTTCATACTCCCATGACGCTGCTGTAAGCCCCGTGTCCTTCGGGGTGGCCTCTTGCAATGCAGCAACTCCTTCTTTACCGCAGTCTTCTAGCATTGCTCTAACACGCATCCTCTTGATTTTGTTAATTAGACCGACGCTGTTAGAGAAGTCTCCTCTATAGGATACACTCAACATACGCATCACACCTTTTCTACATATCGCTCCATAACAAAACCTTGTTTTCCACGTGCTTCCATCGAAAGCCAGTTGACCCCGTCAAACTCGTCGCGCATTCCAGTGAAACTCATTCTTTCGCCTTTCTTAACGATGAATAATACATCGCCGCCAGGCTCTTTCCGGAAATTAAGTTTTCCAGGATAAATGCTTTCGTATACATCCCTATCATCTTTGATAGGTGGCTTAGACTTCTTTTTGTTAACTTTGCTATACTCTGTCATGACTCGTCACCTATCCTTTCGTATTTAGTTTCTTACGACGAGCAGCATTTAATGCGGCATTGGACTGCATGATTTCTCGCTGGCTCATCTTCTTTGGTCCTTGACCATTTGCTTCTGCATTCTTTATGCTACATACACGTATAAGCGTCATAAGCCTATTTAAATGCCAGGTCTCGCATCGAAGCGGAATATTCTGAGCAATCATCCAATAATAAATCAACTCAGAAGTTACTATCTGCTTTTTATTAGGACCTTTGTTCATTTCCATTCCGGGAGCTCGATCATTAAACCATGTTGCAGACATTGGGTCAGAAATATAATTTTTTATCTCTGTAAAGTTCTCTTCAGTTAAGTGTCCATACACTTCTTCAGGAACGTTCTGAGTAATCGTCATGCATTTGATGTAATAGATTAACTCGTCCATTCCCATTTCAACTTCTTCGAGAAATGGTTTATGGTATTTAGACTCCCATTTTGAAATTGAGATGAGAGAATGCTCGAGCCGGAGTTTTGCTCCTTTGTAATTTTGGAAGGTTTTGGTATGAGGGTCCCATACTTCGGTTTGGTCGGGTATTATAAGCTCGAGCATCGTCATCACCTCTTTCTATTATTTCTCCGGTGGTGCCGGAATCGGATTGTTATTCTTTTTAGCCAGAGCCAAACGCGGATCATTCTGATCCACATCGATCACGCCCTCAATAAACTTCGTTGCAGCGTCAGCATCCATAGCCAACTCCATAAAAAGAGTGCTATATGCTTTGCTCTGCTGAAACTCTTCACGAACGGCATCATTCTTGATGAATCTCCGGCCATCATCTGAGATCTTACCATAAGATTTCAAGACAATGTCTTTAAACATTGCGATGATCTTCGCCGTATCCTGCTCCTGAACAATCTTTTCGATCGTTGCAGATAAGCCACCAGTGGTTGACAGTTCCATTTCCATAAGCTCAGCCTCATCCAGGTTGAACATGCAAACATCTTCTCTTTCATTACCATTGTAATCCTTGTATTTGATCGTTTTCTTAATCATAGTGAAATCCTCCTATCCTTTTGATTGAATTTGTATAGAAAACCGGCCCCAACTCATTGCCAGCGGCCCAGCTAGCATGGGAAGAGGAGTACCCAGAATCGAAGCCGGTACTCTATTAAGTTAATAAATTCCTCTTATGGTTGATTAGATCAACCCTGTGCAAAGTGCAGAGCAACCTCATCCGGAAGCGGAAGACGCGGTGCAACACCATCGTTACCGCCTTCCGTAGTCGGGTCCTTACCCTCCAGAATCTCAAGGAAGCTTGTAAGCTTCGTAGGATCAACCTTTGTAGAATCGATCGTTACGATGGCGGTCGGCTTAGCACCCTCAACCTCTACCGGTGTGGTGTTCAGCGTCCAGCTGAATGTGATTGCCTCCGGGCTATCGTTGATTGTCTGATACTGCTTCTCTGACGGAGTAGCCTTTGCACCATAGATAAGATGGATCTTGTATCCATACTCGTCACCTACGACGTCGTTACCGATTTCTGTACGATAAGCCAGACCAAACATACCTCTGGACTGCTGGCCGATCTTAACGCCGGTAGCGATCTCTGCAGATCCATCAAGGATTGCAAACTCATCCGGATATGTGTATGCCTCAACCGTAGCACCGAACTCCTCTTTCGAGATCAGGTTCAGGTACTTGATGTTGTCAGCGTAAAGTGCAGTAGCCTCTGCACCACTCGGTGACTCCTGGATCGATGTGATACCGTTCCAAGCCACGCCGTCATCATATGCATTTGTTGTTGTGTTGTACGGATAGAGTATGGCGTGATTGACACCAGTTTCATAAAGATGTTCGCCAGTCTGATCCCATTTTACTTTTGCTTTTCCCATGATTAATTACCTCCTTGGTAGTATAGGTAGAAAGGATCGTGATACAACCCCTCTGCAGTATAACGAGTTTCTCTTCGAATCATCGAAAACCCATCTTCTATAGCATCGGGGATGTCACTATCAGGATCCTTACATATGAATGTTACATCATAACTGTCATAAGACAGATACTTCTTGTTGTCTGCATTGAATTTGCGTGTTGTATTCCGGTGATACACTATGCACGGATAGACCATCTTAACGCTTTCTGGCGGTTGATAGTACACGTGGTTGGACCCCAAAATTTCACACAATTTGTTATGCAGTTTAAGCCTGCGAGCCTGAGTCCCCATTGTATTCACCTCCCAGCGTTATGTTAAGCCTTGGCATTACCACCTCAACACTTTGGGCTTTCCATTTGGTGCCCATAAATTCAACGTAAATCATGTCTTGGAAGTGATTGTATGCGAACTGGTCGGCAATAATAGAGATCTGGTTTGAAACCGAAATATCATCGTTAACGTCTTTACTATCGGCACGTAGTGACCTTGCTTGGCGCCAAACTTCACCATAGTAGTCACGTTCCGTGATGGTCTCTTCCCATAATCCTGGAACTGTTTCCTCAGTAGATCGGAAAGCGATCTTGCCAAAGTACCTCATCAAAACACCTCCATTTTGATTTATCAGCCTGCAGCTTCGGTGTACTCGATTACCAGAGCCGAGAACGGCTTAATGAGTGCTCCGGAGATACGTGTCTCGATCAGGTACTTGTACTGGTTGTAATCGATATCGAAGTCATCGAACATCGATACAGCACCGCCCTTATCTGCACCAACATTGTAGTCGGTCAGGTTAACGATGATACCCACGAGATCATGCTCAACGTCCTGACTATCAGTACGCTTCATTCCATCGAATACCGGAACGGTAATGATTCTGGAAACACGAAGAGCTGTACGAAGCTCTTCCTCGGTCTTATAGAGCTTATGACCGATTCCATCCTCAAGAAGAAGGCAATCAGTAACAAAATCCTCTGTAGTATAAAGAACCGGGTTTCCAGATCCCTTATAGTCCTTGCGAGACTTGATTACCAGGTTGATAAGCTTCTTAGCCTTGATAGACTCGTAATCCGGATCCTCCTGCTCAGCCTTAGTAAACTCGATGTTCTTCTTAATAGAATACAGCTCGTCATCGTTCAGGATAGAACGTACATGCTGCTCCTGGATCTTGTCATCATCAGATGCAAGACGGCCATCACCAACAAGAATAGCACGAGCGATTTCCTCATCGAGCATCATTCTCATCTCTGCTTTGATCCATGCTACAACATCGAAGTCCGTGATGTCGACAATGTCATCACGATCCAGTTTCTGCTTCTTATAAATGGTCTGCGGATCCGTAGTTCTCTTCAAGAGTGAGAATACCTCCTCTTTCTTTCTACGTCCCTTAATGTAACCCTTCGCACGTGCCTCATCTTCACGGATGTCAGCAAACATGCTCTTAATGCGGCTGAACGGAGTCTTATGAACGCCATTAAGGACGCCCTGTACCCAGTCCATATCGCGCTTGATGAAATCCGGCGGCGTATTCAGATTACGTGCCTCCGGGAACAGCCAATCGATATCCTTGATACCGTAATCCTGTGCATGTGCCAGGAAGCTGTCTTTAAGCGATCCCATACGCTTACCATCCTCCAGGATCGTCTGCATGTCATCATGGGAGAGGGTTGCTCCCTCTTCTTCCATCTCAGTATCGAAAACGTTGTGTTTCATGTATTCGTCCTCCTCATCGAAATCGTTGTGCTCAGCTTCACCTTCCTCACCCTCCAGGGCAGCTCCGATGATAGCATATACTGCATTCTTCTGTTTCTCATTCAGCGTGTTGAAGACTTCTTCAACGGTTTCACCGCCTTCGTCGTCTGCATGCTGAAGCTTCTTCTTTTCTTCATCAGTCATGTCTTCGTCCTCCTTTTCCTCTTCTTTGGATTCGGAATCTTCTTTTTCTTCTTCCTCATCCTCTGAATCGTCTTCTGGTTTCTTTTTCTTCTTATCACCGTCATCCGAATGATAAAGAGAAAGGTTTTCATCCGTGTAGATGATAGCCTCATCGTCGAGCTCATCATACTCACCATCACCATGGGCAAAGGCAACATTGTCGATGAATGCTCCCGGATTTGCACCAGCAAGAACGAGACTTACCTCACGAATTTTACCACCAATTACATCGCCGCCAACCTGTTTCAAATGATTAGCATAGATAGAAAGATTGGTGATGTCACCATGCTGTACTCCTGTACGTGCGGAGTCGGCAGCTTCGGAATCGTTAAATGTACAATACGCATACATTCCATCATCCCGTTCTACCAAATCAGCATGGCCAAGTACATTGTCGGGAGAGGTGTAGTTGTGATTCCACACAAGCGGAACCCTAGCACCGTCCTGGCCTGAGAATGCACCTCTACGAATTGTTCGTCCGTCTGAGCACTTCAGATTTGTTCGGGTAGCCCATCCGGAGAAATCGTATTCATTCTTCGCCATTTTGATTTTCCTCCTTTGTTTCTAATTGTTGCAATACGGTTAGTTACTCTTATTGCGAAGTATCTTCAACATTATCTGTAGGTTCAGCTTCTCCCGAATCTCGCTTGTCCGCATTCAAGTTCTTATTAGACAACTCGTTAGCGATTGGCTCGTCAACTGGTTTGTAACCGATCTCTGCTCTAATTTCGTTAGACGAAAGAATAGCATTTCTCGTAAACTTGTCTGCAATCTCTGCAAGATCTTTAGCCGGAACAAGTTTAAACGGATCTCTGAAGTATATAAGATCCTGACGCTGTGTTCTAGCTGTTTTGGAAAGAAACTTCTCCTTGAACTCAAGAGCAAAAGTGTTCATGATTGGATCGATTGTATGGTCATAGTAGAACAGAACCTCCTGTTCACTTGCTGTACCCTTCAATATGTTCTCTGACAGCCCGAGTTGTGAGTATACTAACTCTATCAGCTCCTTCGCTTCATTCCACATATTGTTTTCGACGGCGCGGTTCAGCTGAACAATCTTTTCTGTTGCATCAGCATACGCAATACCATACCTAGATCCAGAGAGCTGACGCTCAATGTCTCTTCTCCTTCGTTCAGCCTGTTTACGCTTCTCCTCATTTCTGGTTGAGTAAGGTAACTGGATAATAAGATCCAATTTGCCAGACGCATTGTCTTTGTTTACTCTATCCAGGTGATTCAAAGTCCTAATCAGACGTTGAAGCATCGAGTTTGGTTCATTCATGATAGAATAGAACGGATTCTCGATTATAGCTACCTCTCTTTTAGAAAGGATGAGCTCTTGATGTTTACCGGTACGATCGTTATAAAGGTCCACGCGCACGTGAGAGGGGAACCATTCAACAATCTTACCTACTCGCATAGACAGAATATCGTAACCTTCTGTTTTACCAGGGTCTACGGTTGTATCGACCGGGACAATTGCGATTCGACCTTCATCAAGCATCGATAATACGGCATCTAGCATAAAAGCAAAAGATGACTGATCGATGTTTGATCTTAATGTAAGACAATTGTTAAATCCATCATTGATGTTCTCTTTGTAATTGCCTTTCTCGTCTAATCGCACATGTTCGAGTTTAAGCGAAGCACAATCCACTGCAATACGATTGTAAACCGCGTTTATAATAGACCGCTCGTTTCCCCTGGTGAGGAATGTTCGGTCCGGTCTGGAACCAAGAGAGGCTCCATAGTCCATTGTGAATGGTTTGGTGGTCGGATCACGGCCCCAGAACGCATTCCAACTGCTCTTTAGGCGATCGCCCAGTGACTTATTTGACATCTGGTTGCCTCCTTACTTCTTTTTCTTTAGGTATTTCTCAATTATTGCAGATCTTTCATTCGCTGATAGATTTGAGAATCGTTTCTTACTTCCTAAGGCTGTACTTATCGATTTTACTTCTCCAGTAACAGATCCTCCTGCAAGTCCGATTGCAGCAGCTCCTCCTATGGCTCCTTTGATAGCGGCTTTCTTTATAAAAGCTTCTGTGGCTTTTCTACCAAGCGTCTTTCCACCACCTAAAAGTAATTTACCACCAGAAGTAACAATATTTGTAGATGTTCCTAAAGCTATTCCTCCAGAAGCAGCTACGCCAGCAGTTGCTAATGCTGTTTTACCGATAAATTTTAATGTTTGTTTTGTTGCATACTTGGCTTTGTTGATTTTAGCCTGGTGAATGTCCTTAAGTTTCATAGATTTAATCTTTTTAACCTCTGCTTTTTGTAAAGCATTGTTAATCTTTAAATTAGTGGCATTCTTTGCAATTTTTTCATCAATTTTATCAGTATTCTTTTTCTTGTTTATAAGTTTACTTCTTTTCAAAAGCAACTTGGCTGCTTTCTTATCAAGCTTCTTTTCGACTTTGTAATATCCTTTGTCTCGTCTGGCTATTTCCTTTTGTTTCCACTCGTTCATGCGAGCACGCCCGGCTGAAGTTAAAGAACCGTTCTCATTTTGATATCTCCGTACACCCCAATGCATACCCTTAACTCCATGATGATAAAGTTCATCCCCAGCGGGGATTACAGCACAATATTGCAAAAGATCACCTCCTTACTTTAGTTTAGAATCTTATAGCCTTTTTTCTTATAGTATTTATTCATTTCTTTTTCATTAGCAAAAGTTCTAGTTGTTATTGTAGGCTTATTATATGATCCATTTGATAGACCATTATGGATTTCGCTAAGTGATCTAAACTTACCGTTTGAATCATACATACCGACTTTACCATTAGGTCCTATTTCAACGCTTCCGGATACCGAAGACACTCGTCCTTGATTATCACGTTTAACATTCATAGGATTTGATTGTTTTGTTTTTCCAGCACTAGCAACACTTTTATTATAAGTAGATAATCCTTCTCTATTAGAAAGCCATTTATTATCTTCGGCATTCTTTCTATTTATTTTAGAAATTTTCTCAGTACTTAACTTCGAAGAGTCTTTGATTTTATACTTAGTTCCATCTACTTGTCGTCCAGTAGACGCAACTAACCATCCGGTCATTCCTAATAAAGCACCAGAAGCATAAGTTTTACCCTTTTCCACCTCTCGAATTGTTGCAGCTTTTCTGATTGTAAAACCTTGTTTGCTCATTTTATTTAAAATGTCTTTTGTAGCTTTTTGACCGTTCGAAATTGTTTTACTTAAAAACTTAGAATCATTTGCATGTTCTTTAGCCTTTACTTCGAATTTTTGTTTTCTCTTTAAAGAATTAGCATTTTTTGCCTTTGCAGAATAGTGCTTCGCTAATCGATTAGAGGTTTGTAATCTATACGTAGCTTCTGCTATCTGCTGATCATTTCTGTTCAAGGCCCTTTGCATTTTTCTTCTTAATTTACTTCGACTATACTTTTTAGCTGGCTGACCGTCTGGATAAGGTTGATATCGTCTTATACCCCAGTGCATTCCCTTTACACCATAATGGTAAAGCTCGTCACCAGCTGGTACTGCATAATAATATTCCACTAGTATCACCTCGTTTCTATTCAAATGCATCGAGATTGAGCTTATAGGCCACGTATGCGTCCATCATAGCCGCAACGCAGTCAATCTTCTCTTCTCGACGTGCTTTCCACAGTTTTATGTTACCATTTGTGTCTTCTAGGACTATACAGTTGCCCATAGAAAATACCATAAGCTCTTCATCGAAGAGTAGCATACGATCCTCTGCCATCTTCTTTAATTCGCCTAGCGGTACGGATTCCGTTCGACTTCCCTGAGGTACTTTAACGATTCCAAAAGGTCCATTATCCTTTTCCCATCGCTCAACGAAGTCTTTGGCGTAGTAGGGGTCATATCCAAGACATACGACGTCATACTTACACTCTGAAATATGGTTGTCGAGATCTTCGTAGACTTCGATCATGTCCAGAACAGTTCCTTCCATGACCATAAGACTTCCTTCTCTAAGGAAGTCCTCGTACCGCTGGCGCATTGCGCTAGGTAATTTCTCTAGGGTTCTCTGTGTAATGTAAGCCCTAGTTTTAATACCGAATTCGCCTCTAGGAGTTGGAAATATAAACGTAAACGCACAGAAGTCGTCACCTTTCGATAGATCGGCTCCTAATGCGCACGGCATTCCCCAATATTCCCTAAGTTTGTGAGGTAATGTCTCTTCATATGTGAAGAAATATGTATAACCCTCCATCGGTATACCAAATCTTTTAGCCAGTGTGTCGTTTCGCTGTGTTGGATTGTGCTCAGCTCGTTCAACCTCGATCTGATAGTCTTCATACTTAACCGTCTTTCCAAGATTTGGATTTGCTTTAATCCACATAGCCGGATCGGCAACTTCTTTGATGTCGTCCAGCTTATACCAAAATATAGATACATGCGGATTTATGTATTCGCCTTTAAGAATACTCATAAGCTCCATTTTAATCGTATCACCTGGCCCATTTCGCACAGTTCCTTCTGAACTGGTAGCAAGTATAAGCCAATCATCAAGCTTTGTAGCGCCCTGTTCGACCGCACCAACGACATCTTCTTTGACATCTCCAGAGAGCCACTCATCTATTGTAGTGTATTTGTTTCTCAATCCCTGAAGTTTGTCAATTGTCATTGGCCGGATCTCAAGTAACGATTCGGTAAGGAAGTTTTGTATACCTTTCTTAGTGGGTACTAACTTCTGACGATTGGCTTTGCTACCGGTAGTATTTTGAAGAGAGCCTTCTGTAAGGAACTCGAAAACTGGCCCGCGTGCACGCGCGATAGAAGTCCTAATAGGACTCATAACCTCTTCTGCCTGCTTCATTGTTGGAGCAGTTGTGACCTGATTAGTAGTATCTGTATCGATAACCAATCCATAAGATTGTATAGTAGACGCATACATGGATTTGGCGGCACCTCGAGCTACGATCAGATACTGTTTGTTTACTAATCGTTTCTTAACTCTTGTACGTTCAAACCGTTTTGTATCCGGATTGTACACATCCCTATCGACATAATAATACCATCCCCAAATTTCTTCACCCCATAATTTAAATGAATCTAATAAGAAGAGATCGCTTCCATCGGTAAGTGTAAGCTCATTCTCACAGTATGAGATCCAACCTTCTACGGCCTCATCATCGTAGTATACACCTGGATTCTTAATCAAATCATCGATCCTGTTCATTTCCATTTCGATTTCTCGGCAGACCGGTATTTCACCGGCCAATACCTTATCTCGAAATTCGCCATAATACTTAGGTGTGGCTGTGTTTGATAGGGCCATAGTCAGTCACCTCACTTTTTCTTCTTTTTCTTAATCTTAACTGCAGGTCCAGGTAAAGCTGGATAAGTTGCGGGTTTTGGCTGATAATAGAAATCAGATTTTGCTGCTTTCGAAGCGGCAGCTTTTGCAGCACTATTCTGGGATTCCTCCCACTTCTCCTTCTTTCTATTGTAATTCCATTTATCCTGTTCATACTTAAGTTTATTCTGCTGATACTTAAGTTTATCAGCCGCTTTTCTAAGTTTCGTTTCTGGATCCTTAGCTTTTAGATACTTCTCGACGTAATTCATTCCAACTTTGTAGGATGCGTCTTTTAGAAGTCTCTGTGCTGATTCTTTAAGTATAGCTTTAACCTTGCTCTGACCTTTTGCTTGCACGTTTGGATCTCGAAGAAGCTCCTCTAGCTGGCGTTCCTTCTGCTTACGACGAATAGCATAGTCAAGTTCTTCATCAGACATCTCGCTAATGCTTTTCTGTCTCTGTTGCTGAGCAGCCTGCTGCTTCTTCATCTTTTTATACTTCCTTTTGGACATAAACGCTGGCTTATCATGGTATCTTTTCAACCCAGCCGGTGTTCGTGTACCATCCGGATTCTGGAAACGACGAACTCCCCATCGCATTCCTTTAATTCCGAAGTGCATAAGTTCATCATCGGTCATTGGTGGTCTCATTCGCCGTCACCTCCTTCATCTTCAATCCAAGTTTCGTCACATGCGACATTAAGTCTCCACTCATACTCCGCTGCCTGAGCAACAAATGCCTCATAAACATTGGAATTACTCGGCGGATCAAATATAAGCCGAACTTTCAGATACACGTAAGTCTTAACCATTTCTATGTCAGCCCTTGCAAAGTTTTCTTTCCAAGTTTTCATGAACATATCCCAGGTTTCCAACTTACCAGTAATCATGAAAGGAGCTTTCGGTCCAACACCAAGCTGATTGAGAACTGAGAGTACAGAATTTATGTGAATCACAATATCCACATCAAATGCCTCGTAATCTTCAGTGATGCCGAGCAACTTTTTAATCGATGTGAGAATCGATTGCTCCATAAATATCACCTCACTTTACAGGTGCGATGAATTCTGTCATTACATAGCCCTCAACCGGGGATGTAATCTTGGACCAAACACCTTTTGATGCTGATGTGTCAACATCAATCTTGGTTCCGCTTGAAATGGTCCGGATGATCTCATCTCTTTCTGATGGGCCCTTACGAATATTAAGGCGAGCGCAAATAACCGTATACGGTTTTGTAACTTCAACCTTCTTGGTTTCTGCTATCGCCTTCTCCAGGATCTTTTCTTTCGGATCTTCTACTTTTGTTTCGACTTTTGCCTGCACCTCAATCTTCGGTTCCTCAGGCTTCTTAAAAATATCTTCTTTCATCGTTAACCTCCTATTTCCATGGGCAGGTATCACCTGCTGTTCGTGTTACAAACTCTTGTTCAGGTGCTGCTGCACCATAGTGAATAGCATCGTGCGTTCGTTTGCACGTTGTTATAAGAAACTCTGGGTTTAAAATATCTGGATTACGATTCTCGATGTCTTTTGGAAGTATCGGGTTCATGTGATGGATTAAAACTCTACCATAAATATCGTAGCCTTCCAATCCGAGGTCACATCCCATGTCTCGTGCTATCACATCCCTACGAACACGCCGCCATTCGGGGAGATGATAGAAGACTTGGTTTAAATATCTATCAAACCCAAAGGTTTCAACTCCTACGCTCCCTTCTAAAGAGAGGTACTCGAATCTTTCTTCAAAAGTTGGAAGTTGGATCAGTTCAGAATATGTTCTCATCGGTCTAGGCTACTCCTATAACCTCTAAACGCATCCATTGCTCGAGCATAGAGCTCTTCGACACGTTTTGCAGATTGCAATGTTTCGGTTTTAGCAACCAAAAGCTCATTCTCCTTCTTTAACTTCTCCAATTCCAATTGTTCTTTTGTTGATCCGAGTTTTAAAAAGTGACTAATCACTTGTGACGAGGCAGTTCCTTCTCTTAATTGCTTCTCAGCTAGATCAACTGCCAAGGATATCAATTGATTCTCTCTTGCCTCGGGAGTTGATGCTGGCTTTCGCTTCTTCTTAGGAGTCTCGTCGTCATCTTTATGTGACTTTGATGACTGTCTTGCCATACAATCAACTCCTTTCTATCCTGTTATGGGTCAGTTACCTGTGAGATCCATTGAGAACCAAAACGCTTTTTCCAATTTTCCCCCCGGAGAAAAAATCAAG